GGTCTTTACAATCCTCCAAAAAAGTCGTATAATACTTCTACTACAGATAAGCAAAATGATACAAGCAACAGGTGATATGTTGGGGCAACTGGCAATTGCTCTTGAAAAACTTGGATGGGATAAGAATGATAAATTAGAAGTTCATATTGGTGGAGTTGCTTTCAGTGGTATTGAGCAAATAGAAGGTGCCAATCCGAAGTGGTCAAAACCTTATGGAACCACAAGTTATCAGAACGATGCTTTCATTGTGATTAAAAATGTGAATCGCAATCCAGTAACACCCTCAAAGGCACCGAGTAATGAATGAATACTGGATTGTAAGAGAACGTAGAACAGGAAGAGTCATTTGTCATTGTGCTGATATCAATGATGCGATTATGATGGTTGCATTTGATTCTCAAAATAGAACTTATAGTCGTCATCGGTTTATAATGGATCAGGTCATTGACGTTTCCTCTAGCATTGATAAACAACTTCCAGGACAGATTGGACTTCCTGCTGCACAAGAAGAATTGCCTTTTGTGGAATTGCAGCAACAGATTTGGTTACCAGAAGGAAAAGAAGAACCTGTAAGAGTATGAATGATAAAACTACATTAAAAGAGCAACTTCATTACATTTACATTACATTAAAAGAATTAGTTAAAGTTATAAAAACAAAAAATAAATAAAAGAAAAGCAAAGGTTTTTATGGTTCCTCTCCATTCGCCTCAAGAATATTTGTTTCATTTATATGTGACAAATAGTGGGGATGCGAAACGATTATGGAGACAAAACATAAAGGACAGTTGGGAAAATAAATGTGCTTATTGTGGATCTGAAGACAATCTAACAATTGATCATATCATTCCACAATGTAAAGGGGGTGCAGATTTCACAAAGAATGTAGTGTGCTGCTGCCATTCTTGTAATCAATCGAAGGGACACGAGCACTGGAAGTTATGGTATGTCCAGCAAGATTTTTATAGTGAAGATAAATTTAATAAAATAGAAGAGTGGATGAAACCAGATCCTCCTACAAATCTATTTTCTTATCGCCCAAGACGCAATAATGCAACTTGAATAAATATATCAAAGGCAGTAAATACTGACCTTATGGTAGATACCGCATATCATAAATGGCAACTCCGATTCGAATTAAACGCTCTGCCGTGCCAGGTAAAATACCTGCACAAGGAGTGCTCCAATATGGCGAATTAGCTTACAATATTAATGATGCTGAACTCTATGCTGTCAGAAATAGAGTAGGTATTGGATCGGAAGTCGTTAGGGTGGCAGCGGGTGCTACTGTTACAAATATTCTTTATGTTACTCCTGATGGAAAAGACACAAACACAGGACTCAAACTCGGAGACGCAAAAAGAACAATCGGAGCAGCAGTCACAGCAGCAACAACGGGAACTGTTATTAAAGTTGCTGCTGGATCTTATGTAGAAAATAATCCAATTGCACTACCAAACCAAGTAAGTATTGTTGGTGATAGTTTAAGAGAAGTTTCCGTTACTCCTCAAAATCAAGGAGATCTTTTTTACGTCAGCAATGGAAACTATATTGCTGAAATGTCTTTTGTAGGAACTGCAAATACAGGGGCAATTTTTGCATTTAACCCTAGTAAACCAGTTTATAACAATCAGTCTCCTTATATTCAAAATTGCACTAACTTTATTCCAAGCAGCATTGGAATGAAAGTTGATGGGCGATATTCGATTGGACCAACTAAATCAATGGTCCTTGACTCTTATACTCAATATAATCAAGGTGGTATTGGTGTTTCAATTACAAATGAAGGATATGCACAGTTAGTTTCACTCTTTACCATCTGCCCAGACACCGCAGTATTTTGTGGAAGTGGTGGTGCTTGCGATCTTACAAATTCTAATGCATCATTTGGAAATTATGGACTAGTTTCTGATGGTGTTGGACCTAGAAAATACTCTGGAATACTTTCAACATCAAGTGATGTTAATGCAGATACATTTGCAGTAGCTTTTAATAATCCAACATTTAATGTTACAAATGCAATTTACAATAATGTAACAGGCATTGTGACGATTACGACTGATAATGAGCACGGATTTGAAGTTGGAATGGGAGTTACAATTGCAGGTCTTAGTTTTTCTTGTCCATCTGGACCTGGAATTGTAACATATCCGAGTGGAAATAATGGATATGTTTTTGATGTATTATCTACACCAACAACATATACTTTCAGTGCTAATGTTGGAACTTCTACTTTACCCCATACTTATGTTTCTGGTGGAACAGTTAAACTAAATCTAATTCGTCCATTTGATGGACAAGTAATTTATTTTGACAATTTATATTATACTGTATCTAAAATTCGTATTGTATCTGGTGGAAGTGGATACTTAACTACTCCCACAATTACAATTTCAGCACCTCCTACAGACTGGGGAGTTACTGCTCAAGCTGCTGCTGAAATTAGAAACGGCAGTGTAGTTAATATTGAATTAATTTCAAGTGGTAGGGGATATACATCACTGCCTACAATTACAATCTCACCTCCCGATGTTGGTGCAAATAATGCATCAGCTTTACTTGAAACACTTCCAACATATTATGCAATTTTAAGCTCAACACCCATTTCTGCAGGGATAACTACAATTACTGTAAATGAAAATGTCCCCTATGCTGTGGGCGCTGGAGTTTCAATTCCATTCTTTAAACAAAGTAGAATTCTTGCTTCTGGACACTCTTTTGAATACATTGGTTCTGGAACTGATATCAATTCTGCTCTTCCAAATCAAGGTGGTGTTCCAATTCAAGATAATGAAGTTGATATGAGAAATGGTGGTCTTGTAGTCTATACAAGTACGGACCAAGCAGGAAACTTTAGAATTGGTGAAGGTGTTGTTGTCAATCAAACAACAGGTTCTATTTCAGGTATTTTTTATTCTAAGAGTTTGTTTTCAACACTCACACCATTCATTCTAGCATTAGGAGGAGATTAATCAATGGCTTTACCATTAAATGTATTTAAAACAATTACTAAAGTAGCAACAATAAATCCAGTTGGAATTTATACTGCTCCAGTTGGTTATACTGGAGTTGTTTTGCTTGCACAATGTGCAAATATTAGTAATACAACTCATACTATTTCTTTTTCTCACCAAAGGACAACTTCTGGTATTGCTGTGACAACTGAAATCTTAAAAGATTTTGCAGTTCAAGGTAATGATAGTGTAAGTTTGCTCTCTGGTAAATTAACTCTTGAGTCGAATGATGTGTTAGTTCTTTCTGCAAGTAACGCATCCAATATTAAATTTATTGCTAGTGTCCTAGAAACTCTTAACTAATACTCTAAATGGCAAAGTTTCTTTCCGGTAGACAAACACAACTGAATGTAGGAGTATCCTCAAGTACTGAAAGTAAAACAGTACTTCAAGTAACTGGCAAGGTCGGAATTGGGACGACTAATGCTGGGAGTAGAAGTTTATACGTAATTGGTGATACTGAAATTACAGGCGTTACCACGCTTGCATCTTCTGGTGGTATTACGACCACTGGTGGAGACCTTTATGTTGGTGGTGACCTTTATATTGCTGATGATTTAGTATTTGACGAATTAACTGCTCGCAATGCAAACTTTACTGGCATTGCAACTATTAGAAATGCAAATATTACTGGTATTGCAACAATTGCAAGTATCTCTGGTACTGGTGCAACTATCACTAATTTGAATGTCAGTAGTGGTATTATTACTAACCTAAGTGGTGTTGCTGTTACTTTTACAAGTGGTCAAATTGTAAATTTAACTGGAACTGCTGCAACAGTTGCAAACTTAAATGTAAGTAGCGGAATTATTACAAATCTGACTGGAGTTGCTGCTACATTTACAAGTATCACTGGTGTTGCTGCGACAATTAATCGTATTGTTGCTGCTGCCACATCATTTTCTCAGTTACAAGTTTCCGGCATCTCAACATTTACCAATGGTCCAGTATTCATTGGATCTGGTACAACAACAGGAACAGCGTCACAGAGACTTCAAGTTACTGGTGGTGCTTATGTTTCTGGTGCGGTTGGACTTGGTATTACTGCACCTAGAGAAGAACTAGACGTAGTTGGTGATATTGGAGTGCAGGCATCAGGTGCTGCAAATCGTTTTGTAATTCAACATAATAATTCTCTTAATTCTCTTGACTTTATCTTTATCTGATGAATACTGTAGCACGATTAAGATCTGACGGTGTGCTTTTTGCAAATCTATTTGATGAGTTTTCTTCACCAAGTAGAAATGTGAGTGTTGATCAGTATGGAATTTTTTATTCCAATACAATGAAGGAGGGTGAATTTTCTGAATTGACTGGCACTATTCCTATGAGAATTGTAGATAATAAAGATTTGAGAGTTTATAATTATTTTGACGAATTGACTGGAGTAAGTGATGTAACTCCTCCTCCACCTGCAGGAATTTATAGTATTGTTGCTGGTACTAAATTACCAATCTATGGGACAGGTGGTGGAACTTATCCTCCTACTGGAAGTTGGACAGGTATTCAAAATGCTTCGGTAGATGATAACTTCTTAACGATTAACCTACCATTTACATTTTATATTGCTGGAAGTGGATATACTACAACCTATATGGGGTCGAATACTTATTTGACCTTTGGTTCTGGGGCGAGTGAATATGGAAATCTTGGTGCATTAGGAGCAACTCGTCCACCAGTTCCCAAGTTTCATTTTGGATCTGCAGATAACTCATATCAAAGAGTTTCTAGATTTGCTTTTGGAACTGATTATCAAAGAATTCGTTATGAGGGAACGGCGGCAACTTCTGGTACTGTAGGATCTCCCAATATTGTTATTGAAATTACATTATTTAATCCAAGTGTAATTGGTGGAAAAAATGTTTTAGAATTATTAGTTGGCAATCACGCTAGATTAACTGGTGCAAGAATGGTTGCAAGTGCTACCACACAATATGCAACTTATACATTGTCACAAAATCAAAGTTATGTTTTTGAAGGAAATGGTGATGGTACAAGTTGGACCATATATAGTGGTTACAATGTAAATTATTGATGTTAATATCGCAGAATAAATAACCTTATATAAAGGAAAAAGATGGCTCTACTAAGAACTAATACTGGTATAGGGACAACTAATCCAACATCTGCTCTGCATGTTATTGGGGATGTATTAGTTACTGGTGTAGTTACAGCCACTACTTTTAATGGAAATATAAATGCAGGTATAGGTACGATTACAACCTTTACCAGCACTAATTCAACAATTACCAATCTTACCAATACTAGACTGACTAGCGGTATTGGTACAATTAATAATGTAATCAGCGACTTTAATAACACTGGTGTAGGTACAGTCAATATCCTAAACAGTGGTATTGGCACAATTAACAATCTAAACAGCACCATTCTGAATGTCAGTGGTGTTGGATCAATTGCTACTTTATATTCACCAACTGCTAACATCAATGTTGGTGTAATTACTGATATTACAAACACCAGACTTACGAGTGGTATCGCTACAATTACTACTCTGAATAGTTCGACTGGTAATATTAATAATCTAACTAATAATCTTCTGAATAGTGGTATTGGTAGTATCGCTACATTATATTCTACCAATGCTTATATTAATAGTGGAATTGTAACCGATATTTCTGGTACAAATCTGAATTATACTGGTGTTGGTACAATTACAAATCTAGATGTTACTAGAGAAGTTGTTGGCACCAGTACGATTACCAACCTTTATGCATCGAATGGTTATATTAATGTTGGTGTCGTAACTGATTTAACCAACACAAGACTTTCAAGTGGTATCGCTACAATCACCACTCTGAATAGCTCAACTGGTACGATTAATAATCTAACCAATAATCTTCTGAACAGTGGTATTGGTAGTATTGCCACATTATATTCTACTAATGCTTATATTAATAGTGGAATTGTAACTAATATTAGTGGTACAAATCTGAATTATACTGGTGTTGGTACGATTGCCACACTGAATAGCACTCAGACTAATCTAACCAATCTAAATGTTTCCGGTATTTCCACATTTGCTGGTGCGATTGATGCGAACGGCGGAGCTACGATTGATAATATTCAAATTGGAATTACAAATGATAATACAATTGATACCGTCACTGGTAATTTAACACTTGATTCTAATGGTGGAACGGTCAATGTTAATGATAATCTTACAATTACTGACGTTACAACTTCTACTGGTGGATTTGTAATTAATGCTTTCGGTCCGACCACACTATACAGAGTCGTTGATGGTGCATTTACTGCTGGAATTGGATATACAAATAATCAGGGACTATTAAGTATATCAAACTGGGATGATGTTGCTATAAGAGTTAATGATACAGAAACTGCTGCTTACTTTAACAAAAATGGTTCAGCAGAACTTTATTACGACAACTTCAAAAAATTTGAGACCACTGGATATGGCGTTACCGTTTACGACACATTACAAACACCACAACTGAATGTAACTGGTATTGGCACAATTACCACAATTAACAGCACTAATATTGTATCTACTAACTCAGACTTTATTAATCTAAATGCTGATAATGCTTATATTGTAACTGGTATTATCACTGAGATTTCTAATAGTAGACTGACTAGTGGTATTGCTACAATTACTACTTTAGGTGCAACTACTGCGAGCATTACGACCTTATCAGGTACAAATGTAACTTATACAAATTCTGATTTTACTAATCTGAATGCTAATAATGCCAATATTGATGTCGGTATTGTAACTGATATTTCTGGCACCAGACTTACTTACACTGGTGTCGGCACAATTACAACATTAGATACTGATACTGCAGCAATTAATAATTTAACCAGTGATTATATTAATGTTGGTGTCGCTACTGCTACGATTCTAAACAGTGGAATAGGTACGATTGCTAATCTGAATAATACTTTCTTGAATGTAAGTGGTGTCGCTACAATCACCACTCTGAATAGCACCAATCTTACTTCGACTAATTCTGATTTTACAAATCTGAATGCTGATTATGGGTATATTAGTGTAGGTGTCGTAACTGATATTTCTGGTGCAAGACTTAATTATACTGGTGTTGGCACCATTGCAACTCTAGACACCACAAATGCTACAATTGATTATCTTACAAATACTGATTTAACTGTAACTGGTATTGCAACAATTCAGAGTCTTGATGTCTTGGGAGACTTTGATGTTTTTGATTCTACTGCGACATTCCATAATAACGTCTTTATCGCAGGAAACTTAAGCATTGGTGGAACAACAACTGTTATTCTCGCAGAAGACTTATTTGTTATTGACAAAACTATTGTTCTTGGCATTACAACAAATAATATAAATGCTGATGTATCAACTGATAATTCTGCAAATGGTGGTGGTATCTCAATTGCTTCTACTGAAGGAAACCCATTAGTTTCACTTCAATCTGTTGGAGTTAATTCACTTCCAAATACACACAAAAAACTTTTATGGGCTAGGGCAGGAACTTATGGAGTCGGCACCACTGATGCCTGGTTATTTAATTATGCGGTCGGTATTGGATCTACACTAGTTCCAAATGATGTAAGACTTGCAGTTGGTAATGTACAAATTACCGATAAGCAAATCAATGCAGATGCTCTTCAAGTTTCAAGACTGGCGAGCGGAATTGCTACAATTACTGGTGCCGATATTAGCAATCTTCGCTCTAACAACATTTTCTCACAATCCGGTATTATCACCGATTTAAGTGGCACTAGATTAAATTATACTGGATTTGGTACGATTACAAATCTTTATAGTAATCTTGCATACATTGATAATATTTCTTCTAATGTTGGATTTGCAACTGCGTTTACAAATGAAAGATTAAATGTAACTGGCATTGCAACAGTTTTAAATTTAAATGTAACCAATTCTACATTTACTAATCTTAATACATCTAATTTAAATGCAATAACTGGTGTTGTTACTACGCTAACAAGTACACACTCAAATCTCACAAATATTAATTCAACTGGAATTAGCACTCTTAATATACTAAGAACCAGTCAAATTAATTCTACTGGTGTTGTAACTGCTCCAACATTTGTGGGAGATTTGCTAGGTGTAGCAAACTATGCTCATGTATCTGGATTCTCTACATTTTCTGGGTATTCTAATACTTCAGGATTCTCCACATTCTCTGGATATGCTAACGCTGCTGGAGTATCAACTTTCTCTGGGTATTCTAATACTTCAGGATTCTCTACATTCTCTGGGTATTCTAATACTTCAGGATTCTCTACATTCTCCGGATATGCTAATGCTGCCGGGGTGGCAACTTTCTCCGATTATGCCAATAACTCTGGTATAGCAACTTATGCTTGGACTGCTGGAGTTTCAACATATTCTGGAGTTGCTGGATATTCCACATTCTCTGGTTATTCTGATACAACAGGATTCTCTACATTCTCTGGATATGCTAATCTTTCTGGAGTATCAACTTTCTCTGATTATGCCAACATATCTGGTATAGCAACTTATGCTTGGACTGCTGGTGTAAGTACTTATTCGGGTGTCGCTGGATATTCAACTTCATCAGGATTCTCAACATTCTCTGGTTACTCTGATACAACAGGATTCTCTACATTCTCTGGATATGCTAATGTTTCTGGAGTATCAACTTTTAGTGGATATGCTAATGCTTCTGGAGTATCAACTTTCTCTGATTATGCCAACATATCTGGTATAGCAACTTATGCTTGGACTGCTGGTGTAAGTACTTATTCGGGTGTCGCTGGATATTCTACATTCTCTGGTTACTCTAATACTTCTGGATTCTCAACATTTTCTGGATACTCAAACTCTTCAGGATTTTCTACCTTCTCTGGTTACTCAAACACATCAGGACTCTCAACATTTTCGGATTATGCGAACAATGCTGGTATAGCGACTTACGCTTGGACTGCTGGAGTCAGCACTTATTCGGGAGTTGCTGGTGTTTCAACAAGCACTATTGGTGGAATTGTTTCTGTCAATGAGTTGATTGTTACTGGAGTATCCACATTAGGAAAAGTCCAGATTACGTCAACTGGAATTATTACTTCAACAAATCCAGGTGTAACAACAGTTGTTTACTATGGTGATGGTAGTAATCTCTTCGGTGTCACTGCATTCACTGTTGAATCTCAACCATTTGTAACAACGCCAGTCTACCCAACATTTGCGTCTAATGCTGGTGTAAGTTCTGTAGGAATCGCAAGCACTCAAGTTGCTTTCATTCCAGATCCTGGTTACTTTGGTATTGGTATCACAGAACCACAGGCAAGATTGCATGTCGTTGGTGAAACAATACTTGATAAGGTTACAATCACTACATCAGGTATTGTAACTTCATCAAATCCAGGTGTTACAACTGTTGTCTATTATGGTGATGGTAGTAATCTCTTTGGCGTTACTGCTTTCACTGTTGAGGCACAACCACTCACTGCCAATCCAGTCTATCCAACATTTGCATCTAATATTGGCGTAAGTTCTGTAGGAATTGCAAGTACTCAAATTGCCTTTATTCCTACAAGTGGATTCTTTGGTATCGGAATTACAAATCCAACACAAAAATTAGATGTTGATGGAAGCATTCGTATTCGTAATGGTCTTTATGATAGTACAAATAGTGCAGGAAACTCTGGATTCGTTCTTACTTCTAATGGTTCCGATGTTGTCTGGTCGAGTGCTGGTGGTATTGGTATTGTTACAAATGCTGCTGGACTGAATGGTCAAATTCAATTTAATAGTCTCGGCATTTTCTCTGGGGCGAATTCTGTATATTATAATCCCGCAAATGATAATCTTGGTATTAATACATCAAATCCTAGAAGTGATTTGGATGTTGTTGGAAATTCTAGATTTGAAGAAGTTTATATTACTGGAAATGTTGGAATTGGCACAACCACATCATCTTACAAATTAGATGTTGTGGGGGATATAAATAGTTCAACTTCAGTGAAGATTAAGGGTGTAGATGTACTTGAAGAAGCAGTTAGACTCGCAATTGCACTTGGGTAATAAGAAATGAATGATTTTAAACTAAAAACAAAAGCAAATATAGGTGTAACGACAGTAGGAATTTATACAGTCCCTGCTTCTACTAGCACAACAATTCTTGGTATTACTCTTGCGAATGTGTCTGGGTCTGGTATTAATGTAACAGTAGGGATTTCAAGAACATCAGCAGACGATGTAAGTTTGATTAAGAATGTTCCAATTCCTCAAGGTTCTTCTTTGGAATTTATGCAAGGAAATAAAATCATATTGGAATCTGATGATGCAGTTACTGTGAAGAGTGATGTTTTAAATAGTTTAGACGTAAGTTTAAGTATTTTAGAGATGGTGGATTGAGATGGGACTTACCAGAGTTAGTGGTGATATTCTACAAACACCATTAAATGTTGGTGTAGTTACTGCGACAAGAATTGATGGTAATGTAAGTGGTGATATAAACTCGACAGGAGTCTCTACTTTTTCTACACTTAAAGTAGGAGCATCTGTTAATATTAGTGGTGGTATTGTAACCGCCACAACTTTTAGTGGAAACTTAACTGGTAATGTAACAGGAAACGCAACGGGTCTTTCTGGGACTCCTAATATTGTTGTGGGTTCTATTACCGCTGCGAGTGCGGTAATCACTGGAAATGTAAGTGTCGCTGGAACAGTCACTTATGAGGACACCACAAATGTTGATTCTATTGGAATTATAACCGCAAGAAGTGGAGTTCATATCACTAGTGGTAATCTTGGTATAGGAACTAATAATCCAACTGTATCATTAGACTTGGGTTCAAGAACAGACGCAATAGAACTACCACAAGGCACCACAGCACAAAGACCAACTGGAAATAATCCCTACATAAGATACAACACAACCAATAGTGCTTTGGAGTTTTATAACGGCACTGATTGGGTAGAGATCATCAGCGATTATTTTCCATCTGGTTCAGTTATTTTAGGTTGAGGTAAGATATAATGGCGAACGAATATTTACAGAGAACTCCTACAAGCACTGGTAATCGTAAGGTTTGGACTTTTAGTGCTTGGGTGAAAAGAAGTAATACTGGTGGAACTAATATTTTATTTGAGGCAACAACAGATGGGACCAGTAATAGGTCACTTTTAAGATATAATTCTACATCAGATTTTCTTGAACTAAGTGATAGTTCTAGTGGCGCTAATAACACACTTTCTACCAAAAGTCGCAGGGATGCATCTTCTTGGATTCATATTATGCGTGTATTGGATACAACATCTGGTAAAGATACAGTATATGTGAATGGTATTTTAGATTTTACAAGAACTGCAACTACTAATGCAGATGGATTATTAAATGGTTCTGGTGTTCCTCATTTTATAGGTCACACAACAGTTTTCTCTCAAGATTTTAAAGGAGAAATGTTTGATGTTTTCTTCATAGACGGTCAAGCACTCACACCAGATGTGTTTGGTTTCTATAAGCAAGGAAAGGGTTATATCTCTGCTGGTTCTACACAAGCAACTGATTTCCGTCCAGGTCAGTGGGTTCCAAAAACACCAAGAGTCATCAAGACTGAAATCAATCGTAGAGGTGGTTTTGGGGTCAATGGTTTCTATCTTCCAATGAATGATAGTTCCAACTTTGGTGCTGACTTCCACTGTGACCCCAATAGCATTATTACTTTAAATGAGAAACTACCACAACCAAGAGTCGGTGTTGCATCAACTGCAAGTGTTGGTTTAGGTTACACTGATGTATTAAGAGCAGACCCTTATGCTGCGAATTTGGTGCTTGCTCTGCCTTTTGTGTCTGGTGGTTTGCAGGGTGGTTTAGGAGATTATTCTGCTGCGATTAAAGGTAGTGGAAGTGCAAAAAGTATTACTAATACTGGTGTAAGTATTGCAAGCACTGCAAGTTATTATGGAAGTGGTAGTTATTTTGATAGTGGTAATTACTTATCTACACCTAATGTATCAGATTTTCAATTTGGAACAGGTGATTTTACAATGGAAGCGTGGACATATTCTTTTTCAGGAAGTTGGTCTATTGTTGCAGCACAAGGAACAACTGGTGATGCAGGAAGGACTGTTTTTGCTATTAGTAATACTGGACAGGTTGTTAGTCAAATAGGTTCTCAATCTTTAATCTCATCGGCAGGAATAGCAACATCTGCACAGTGGAATCATATTGCTTTTGTAAGAAAAAATGGAGTAGGAACAATTTATTTAAATGGTGTTTCTGTTGGAATTAATACAGTTTATACAAATTCTATACAAAACACAACTCTTTATGTTGGAAGTGACCAAGGATGGACTAATACATCTTCAAAAATGTATATACAAGACCTCCGAGTATACAAAAGTGTTGCAAAATACACGGGTGGTTTTGATGTGCCGAGACCTTATACGCCAGTAGGTATTGCAACTTGGAGACAGGTGTCTGATACGACTGCGAATAACTTTGCGACTTTGAATCCTCTTCAAAAAGCAGTTAATGCTAATGATCCCGGAGATTTTACCGATGGTAATCTAACAGTCACTTATGATACTTCAACAAATCACGGAACAACAACATCAAATGTCGGTATTGGGACCACTGGAAAATGGTATGTAGAAGCAAGAATTAATTCTATAACCATAAGTGGAGGATTTGGTTTAAATGTTGGTGTTACTGGAATAGGAAGAAGTAACGCTTCTGGTGCCGTTGGTTTTAGTGAAGTTGGAGTTGCATATGAAAATACAGGTGTTAAAAGAGTTCTTACAGTAGTTGCTGGTAGTAGCACTACTAGTTTATATGGTAGTTCTTATACAACAGGAGATATTATAGGTATTGGAGTTTCAAATGGTGGTTTAACTTTTTATAAAAATGGAACAAGTCAAGGAATAGCATATACAGGTATTACAACATTTATTTCAAACGGTTTAACAGATGATTTATTTTTTGGATGTTGTGATCTTACTACTGCTGCTGGTGGAGCAATTTCTTGGAACTTCGGTCAAAACCCAACATTCTCTGGAAACACCACAGCAGGAACCTTCACAGACTCAAACGGCAAAGGACTCTTCAAGTATCAACCACCTTCTGGTTTCCTAGCATTATGTGAAGATAATCTACCTACACCAGCAATTTCAGATCCTGGTAAGTATTTTAAGACTGTGCTTTATACTGGTGATGGTAATAATGGTAGAAGTATTGTAGGTGTTGGATTTACTCCTGACTTGGTTTGGGTTAAGGCAAGAAGTGCTGCTTATGGTCACGTATTGTTTGATTCTGTAAGAGGTCCAGTTTATCTACTACCTTTCTCAACAGGTGGAGACAATTCTGCAGGTTCACTTGGATGGGCAAGTGGTGGTGGTTTATCAATGCTTTCTGATGGATTTACAGTTGCTTATGGATCTAATGAATCTATTAATAATTCCGGAACAACTCATGTCGCCTGGTGTTGGAGAGCAGGAGCAGGCACCACAACCACAAACACAAATGGTTCAATAACATCTGTGGTCTCTGTAAATCAGGACGCTGGGTTTAGTATTGTAAGTTGGGTATCAGATGCTACTACCTCTGTTAAAACAATGGGGCACGGACTTGGAAAAACTCCTTCATTTATTATAACTAAAAATAGAGATTTGGTAGATAATTGGATTACTTATCATTCCTCTTTTCCTCAACCATCAACTCAATATGTGTATCTAAACTCAAATGGCAGTATTAATAGTTCTGCTCCATCTACCTTTTGGAGTACAAGTTCAACCACTTTTGGTATTCGTCAAAGTTCTATTGCTACATTATCAACTCAAAGATGTATTGCTTATTGTTGGGCAGAAATTGAGGGATTTTCTAAATTCGGTTCCTTTACAGGTAATGCGAGCACTGATGGTCCATTTATTTGGACCGGTTTTCTCCCTGCTTGGATAATGATTAAAAGAACTGCTGGTGCCGCTGATTGGGTAATCCACGATTCTTCAAGAACATCGACCAATCCATCAGATACTATTTTAAGACCAAATACTTCTGATATTGATTTAACAGCATCTACTTTAAATATTGACTTTTTAAGTAATGGTTTTAAAATAAGAAATACAAACGCTAGTTATAATAATGCTGAAACTTATATTTTTGCCGCTTTTGCCCAGTCACCATTCCAAACCGCAAATAGTAAATAAATAACTAAAAAAACAGATATGTCATATCTTGGAAACCTGCCTTCGATTGGAGAAAATAATTCTTTCAAGATACTTGATGACATTTCGTCATACACTCTGACGTTTGATGGTAGTGATTCAAGTATCATTTCGCTGGTCAATGATACAATCACGCTAAACAATCATCGATTCATTACAGGACAAAGAGTTACTTATAGCACCACTGGAACTGCAATTGGTAACTTAATTTCTGGTAATGTTTATTATATTATAAAGTATGATCAGAATAGTATTCAACTTGCATTAAGTTATGCCAATGCAATAAACGGCACATTCATTCAAATCACTGGACCAGGAACAGGAACAAATCATACATTTAATGTTGCCTTTGATGGTATCAACACAAGATTTACAGCAACGTATGATAACGGCACCAAAGCAGAAATTACAAGAGCAGCACAACTTCAAATTTCCATTAATGGTGTTATTCAGCAACCAAATGATACAACAACTCCAGCAAATGGATTCGGCATTGATTCAGATTCTGTCATTATATTTTCGACAGCACCATCAGTTGCTGATGTTTTCTGGGGAAATTTAGTTGCAAATAATTTTCCAACCTTTGATATTGCAGATAACACTGTTGATAGTTTTACTGGTGATAATGTAACAACTGACTTTACACTTTCCAAAATACCAGCAAACAATCAGAATGTTTTAGTTACATTAGATGGTGTCGTTCAATATCCTTCAGATGCTTCTGTAACAAGAGCATACAGTGTCAATGCAAATGTTATTAGTTTTGTATCAGCACCTGGAAGTGGAGTTGAAATTCAGGTAAGACACATTGGTTTTGCTGGTGCAACTTCAAGTAATGTTACTGGTTTTTATGGACGCACTGGAAATGTAGGGCTTACAACTGCTGATAGTGTTGTTGTAGGTTCTATCACAGTTGGACCTGGTGGCATCAATACGACTGGTGTTGCGGTTTCAATTGGCAATGTGATGGCAGGAATCATCACAGCATCCAAGTTTGTTGGTGATGGTTCTTTGTTGACTGGTGTTGTGTCTTCCAAGTGGAGAGCAAATACTGCTGGTATTACAACCGAAAGTTCTGTTGGAGTAAACACTACAAGTGTTGATGTATCAGGACTCACTGGTGTTGGTAATTCATTTCAGGGTCTTTATGTTTCAAATGGAATGGTTATCTATGATAATGCCTTGAATGGAAATCATTATATTGGAACAAACTTTAATGGTTTGATGGCAGGTCCTGTGAATGTGAATGGGACTTTGACGATTGATGGTGTCTGGGTCGTCGTATAAATATTCAAAACTGGAAGTCTTATTATAAGATAGATGGCAATCATTAATTTCAACAGTATTTCTGGTATTAATACAATCTCGGTAGCGAGTTCCATTACTGTTGGAAACAATGTATCAATCGGAACTGATAGAATTACTGCTACGACTTTTAGTGGAAATTTAAACTCAACAAGTGGTTCTACAACTGTTGCACAATTAAATGTAGGAACTGGTGGAACTGTTATAACGACTACTGCTGGGGGAAATGTTAGCATTGACTCTGGAACTTTTTATGTAGATTCTACAAACAATAGTGTTGGAATTAATACCACAACACAATCAAGTAATTGTGCTCTTATGGTTGTTGGTAATCATGTTAGTGGGCACTCTGCTATAAAAATACAAAGAACAGATAGCAATATTAGTTCTCTTGGTTTTTATTCACAATCAGAAGCAAGAGATGGTATAATTTACACTAACAATGGTGGAGTTTTAGTTTTTGAAAGTCCACAAAGTATTGTTATGTCTCCTAATAATGGGGTAACTGCCGGAACATTTGGATCCACTGGATTATCATTTCCATCGGGAAAAGGTATAGACTTTTCTGCGACTTCTGATAGTTCGGGCACGATGTCTTCTGAATTATTGGATGATTATGAAGAAGGAACTTTTACCCCAACAGTACAATTTGGTGGAGGAACAACAGGAATAATCTATTCAGAAAGAGCTGGTCAATATACAAAAGTAGGTAATTTAGTTTGGATAAATATGACCGTAACTTTAACAAATAAAGGATCTTCGACAGGTCAAGCAACTATTACTGGATTACCTTTTATTTCGATGAGTACTAACTCCGACATGAGAGCTAGTGGAGTGCTTGGATATTATGGTAATATGTCTAGTATTAGTGGACAAATAACTACATATTTAGGACCAACTGCTACTACAATGGAAATCTTTGGTAGTGGTTCTACCGCTTCCGTTGTTCTTACCAATTCTAATTTTGCAAATAATTCTTCTTTCAGAGGATCAATAATATACATTACTAATACATAAACACTTTCACTTTAAATCAGTTTAATTTGGAGACATAAATATCTAAAAAACCATAATGGCATCAGAAATTCGTGTAAATTCAATAACGAACCGAAGTGGATTAGGCACCGTAACATTTAGTGATACTGGTGTTGTTCTTTCTGGTGTATCTACATTTTCTACTGGTATTGTTGTTGCAGCAGGTAGTGCTAGTGCCCCATCTATAAGTCCAAGTGGAGACTCAAATACCGGAATATTCTTTCCATCACCTGATACCATTGCGTTTGCTGAAGGTGGTGTTGAGGCATTAAGAATTAATAGTAGTGCTAATATTGGTATAGGAACTACAAGTTCTCCACTAAAATTAACTGTAGTTGGAAACATAAAGACTGGTTATGAAGCAAATACTGGACTCATTTTAGGTTTAACCCCAGTTGGTGTTCCAGTAAATGATGTAAATGCATATATCCTTTGGGGAGATAATGCTTCATTTGGCGGAGAAAATGGAGATTTGATTTATATTCCTAGAACAAGTACCACTGGGGCACATAGATTTTATACTGGTAACACTACACCAACGGAAAAATTTAAAATAGATTCTTCTGGCAATGTAAGTATTAACAACGGAAACCTAGTCTTTTCAACAGCAGGAAAAGGTATAGACTTCTCTGCGACCGCTAACAGTTCAGGAACAATGACTTCTGAACTGTTAGCGGATTATGAAGAAGGGATTTTTAGTCCTACTGCTTTTGGTAGTTCTAGTGCTGGAACAACAACATATGGACTTCAATTTGGTATGTATGTAAAAATTGGAAACTTGTGCCATTTCCAAGTTAGGATGCAAGTAACTAATATGACTGGAACAGGCGATCTTTACCTTGGCGGTCTTCCTTTCAATACAATAAGCGATACGGAAAGAGCATATGCATCTATTGCTGTTGGTTATCTAGATAATCTTTCTTTTGGAAATGTGTCTGATACTCATTTGGTTTTATATACTCAACAAAATAATAATTATGTTGTAGTTAGAAGTTCTGGAAATAATAGAACCAGCACTGCGGTTCCAGTTGATTCTAGTTTCACGATTCTTTATGGTGGAACGTATAGAACAGCGTAATAAATACTCCTGCCTAAACCTGTTTTATCCGGAGGATTATCCTAATGGCACTCGAAGAAAAATCAGTTGTAGATAAGATTGAAGTTCTACTACTTGGACAAATACAAGTCCGCAGAAGAGACCAAATTCTTAAAGACGGTGTAGAAGTTGCAGCGACTTATCACCGTCACGTATTAAATCCTGGTGATGACCTATCAAACGAAGACTCAAGAGTCGTAGCAATCGCAGAAGCAACCTGGACTCCAGAAGTTATTGCTGCTTATCAAGCATCTTTAGAGGTATCAACACTGCCTGAATAAATACATAAAAAACCATAATGGCACTTGAACGCTTAACACAAATTACCGAAGTTGGTATTCAAAGTGGTATCACTCTACGAAATATTAATGTAGAAGGTGCTTATGTTTCAGGTGTCGTTACGGCAACAAGTTTAAATGTAACTGGTAGCGGAGCAAACTTCTCTGGAGTTGTGACCGCTACCACTTTTGTTGGAAATGTAACTGGTAATATTAATCCAAGTGGTTTAGTTGTAACGGGTGTCTCAACATTCCAAGCATCGTCTTTCTGGGGTGATGGAGACGTTGCTTATTTTGGAGATGGTCAGGACCTTCTGATTTTTCATAACAGCACCGATAGTATCATTCGTGATAATGGTAATGGTGATTTGTTTATTGAGGGTGGTAATCGCATTAAGATGACCAACCCTACTGGTATTGAGACTTATGCGGTCTTCAATCAGGATGGTGCAGTAGAGTTATGGTTTGATAACAGTAAGAAGTTAGAGACCACTGGTGCTGGTGTTACGGTTACTGGTATTATAACTGCAAGTAATGGTATTGTAGTTAACAATGGACCCGTATTAATTGGTTCCGGAACATCAATAGGGACTGCAAATCAAAAACTTCAAATCACTGGAAATACTTATATAAGTGGTAGTTTGGGCATAGGCACCATAAGTCCTCAGTATCCATTAGATGTAGTTTCTTCTGATACTGGAGCTTTTGCTCAATATATCAGAATGCGTTATAATAGTAATGATTATGGATTTATTGGATTTAGAGATAAAACAGGCAGTGAAGATTTAGTTCAAATAGGAACACAGAGAATTGCTGCTAATAAAGGAGAACTTGTATTATACACAAATAATGGGTCAACAGGGCAAGAAAGAATTAGAGTTGGTGCTGCTGGAACTATAACTCTCCGTGCTGCAGGAGGTGCGGTAATTAATGGATATAATGCTGATGATAATCAACTAGATATAGCAAAACTTTCTAGAATGGGGTATGCCACTTCATACAGAAATTTGATCATTGGAAAACATTTACCAAATTCGACATCATATACTTATCAATCAATATCACTAAATTATGATCCAAACACAAATGCCAGCGGTAATTTTAGTGGATATGGTAATGAAATTTTTGTTCCTAATAATAATCAAGGAGTAGCATATTATACTCGTATAAAGCAACCAAATACCTCAAATAATGATTTTAATGATTTGATTGTTTTTGGACCATCTGGGCAAGTATCTAAACCCAATCAACCATCATTTAGAGTCTCTTCACCTTCAGGTTCTGCCGGATCTATAATTACATTTGGTGCTACAGAACATAACATTGGAAATCACATGAACGCCTCAACTGGAGTTTTTACTGCTCCAATTGCAGGAAGATATCTTTTTACTTTTTCTATTTTATGTGGTAATCCATTTAGTTCTTATGTTCGTATCAATTTTTGTAAAAATTCAACGTCTGCAGATACAACCTATGGTGATACTCTTTGGGATGGTTTAGCCAATTATGGATCTCCAGGTATGGCAATGATTTTTAATCTTGCTGCGAACGACACAATTAGATTGAAAGCAGAAGGTAGTGGAGTGTATGGAACCAGCTATGGATCTTTTTCTGGAATGTTATTAGGATAAATACTCAAAAAGACTCAATATGAACTATACAATTACTTTAACAGAAGCAGAAGACCTGGCACTTCAATACGTCGCTGCTGACCCACAAGAATGGATTGATAATGCAGCAACCAATAGAGCAAGAATCGCTATTGATGAAATCTGTGACCTTTATGTAAAACATAAGTTAGATAATAATGAAGCAATCACTGTGACTAATAAACCTGATATGGTTTTAGCGGCATACGAAGAAGGTCTAGTCAAAACAGCAGCACAAAGAAACGAAGAAGGAGCGGCACAACTACCTTCATAAATACATAAAAAACCATAATGTCCTATAAAGGTATATCTCCACAACTTGGTTCTTACATCAAACTTGATAGTATCTCTCATTTGTTTGATGGAGTGACAAAGACTTTTGCTCTAACTTCTGGAGGTAATCCTTTCTATACGACAAATCCTTATACATTATTTTTAGTTCTTGGTGGAGTACTTCAAGAACCAATTGTTTCTTTTACAATTGATAGAGACCAAATTACTTTTGCTTCTGCTCCTCTTGCAGGTTCTCAATATTATTGTTTAAAACTTGGAGACACTTTTCATACTGGCGGTCTTAAGTCAATTCCTATCTTCACAAGAGATGGCACACGAAATATCATTCCAATTACGGCAACAACAGTTCCTGTACTTACAAGAACTGAAAACGTAGGGGTGCTTATTAATCCAGCATAAATACATTAAAATCAGAAAGTTATAATGGCGAACAGAGTTCCATTAGTTGTAGATACATCGACTCTTTACATTAAAGAGTTACCAACAGGTGATAATCTAGACCTGACTGGTTCTGGTATCATTGGTCTTACAGGAATTGGTGGAACTACTGGTAACTTTTCTGGTATTGTAACAGCATCTGCTTATTATGTAGATACCACTCAAGTTATTTCAAACGGCAGAGAACTTCAAAACCTCACTGCTAACATTGGAATTACCACAGCAACACTTCTCAACGTTGGTGTTGGTGGTACAATTATTACAACCACAAATACTTCAAGAGTCGGTGTTAACTCTACATCACCACAAACGACTTTTGATGTTGGTGGAACTGACTCAATCAAAGTTCCAGTTGGTACAACAGCAGAAAGACCAGCAACACCAGATGCTGGTTTTGTTCGTTTCAACACTGACCTAGATACATTTGAAGGTTATAATGGTGCAGAATGGGGTGGACTTGGTGGTGCATCAGAAAAAGATACTGCAGTTGCAACAACATCTCCAACGACTTGTGAAACCTTTGCTGTAGCGTCTTATCGTTCTGCAACAATTACTGCACAAATTACACAAGGTTCAAACTATCAGGTAGGAAAATATCTTGTCATTCACGACGGAGCAACTGCTACTTTGATTGAAGAGTCTGCGGTTGCAACAGGAAGTATGCTTGGAACTTTTACTGTATCGATCAGTGGAGGAAATGTTTTATTCCGAGTGAACATGACAAGTGCAAGTTCGGCAACTGTTACGACTTTGATGACAAAAGTTTCTGTATAATGTGAGGTACTATGCCTAGTATTCGCGTTGGTTTTGGTTCAGATTATGTAGTAAAGAATCAAAATATTGGTATAGGAACCGATAATCCAAGAGCAACACTTGATGTTGTAGGAGCACTCAAAGGAGACTTTAATGTTTCTGGTGTTAATACTCTTTCTGTTTATGAAGGATTTGTTCCAGAGTTTCAGAATGTTAATGAAAATCTTACCCTCACAGGAGAGTTTAATTCACCATCAGAAGACATTATTGTCGGTGCTGGAGTAACTTTTGTAGTATCTGTTGGTTCTACTGTAACTCTTGGTTCATTAGAAAGCATCAGTGTTCAGTCACATTTCAGTGTTCCAAATGGAGGAACATCAACAAGACCTACAGACCCCGTAGAAGGAATGGTCAGATTTAATGATGACTTGAATACACTCGAATTCTGGAATGGTTTTGAGTGGAGACAGTTTACAGTCACTGGTGCAAGTGGTCGTGGTGTTTTTGGTGGTGGTGCTAATACTCCATTATTTTCTCAAACAATTGATTTTATTAACATTTCTTCTCAAGGAAATGCAATTAATTTTGGAGTATTATTATCAGCAAGAAGTAACATATCATCATGTTCATCATCAATTAGAGGTATTTTTTCTGGCGGTGCTGCATCGGGAAGTCCGGGGTATATAAACACTATTGAGTATGTTACAATTGCAACAGAAGGAAATGCAATTTCTTTTGGAACTTTGTCTACAGCAAACAGAGCATATGCTGCTGGTTGTTCATCTTCAACTCGTGGATTATTTGGTGGAGGTTATACAACAAGTCCTGCAAACGCAGTAGTAAATGTAATTGATTATATTCAATTTTCTACGTTAGGGAATGCAGTTGACTTTGGTGACTTATTTACGGGTAGATATAGTGTTGCTAGTTTTTCATCACCAACTCGTGCAATTTGGGGAGGTGGTTCTGCCCCATCAGGAAATTCTCCATCAAACTTAATTGATTTTGTAACAATATCTTCAACAGGAAATGCAGTAAAGTTTGGAGAACTAACTACAAAACGTTGGGGAGTATCAGGTTGTTCAAATTCTGTTCGTGGACTGTTTGCGGGAGGTGGAATAAGTCAACCAACATTTATTAATCTTATTGATTATGTAACTATTGCATCGACTGGAAATGCTACTTATTTTGGAGATTTGACCGAGGTTAAAAATAGACCAGGTGGGTGTGCGACACAAATTCGGGGTGTATTTGGTGGAACTTCAACAACAGGAAATGTTATAGAATATTTAACTATTGCATCAACAGGAAATACACAAGACTTTGGAGATTTAACTGTAGGTAGATTTGCACTCGGTGCTTGTTCAGACTCTCACGGTGGTCTAGGAGGTTTCTAAAATGCCAACGAATCGTTTTCAATTCTCCGATGACTTTACACTCAACAACGGTAATGTTGGTATCAACTCCGCAACACCACAAACAAAACTGGATGTTGTTGGTGTTGTAAAAGGTGATAGTCTTAAGGTCACTGGAGTCTCAACGTTCACAACCTATGAAGGTTTTCTAAACTCCAATCAGAATATTGTTGAGAACACGACAATCTCTGGTGGTGGAATAAGTGGTTCGTTGTCTGGTGAGATTATTGTAGGAACTGGAATCACCGTAACAGTTGCATCAGGAACCACAAGTTCTCAAGGTAATATTGATAGTCTGAAAGTTTATAATACGTTTACGGTTCCTGTTGGTGGAACTGCTGATAGACCACCAAAACCAACACCAGGACAGTTATTCTTTAACAGAGACTTCGCAACGATGGAGTTCTGGGATGGTGATAGATGGAGACAGGTTGATAATACAACACAGAGAGGAAGAGGTGTTTTTGGTGGAGGACAAGCATCTCCAGGTGTTGATTCCAGAGTTATTGAATATGTGAATATAAGTTCACTTGGAAATTCTATTAATTTTGGCGATTTAACAATTGCTGGATATGGTGGTGCTGGAATGTCTAATAGCACTAGAGGTGTATTTGGTGGGCGTTGGTCAAATCCCGCAAATAATGTTGATATGTATTATATCACACTTGCATCAGAGGGTAATGCTATTGATTTTGGCGCTGATGTTACTGGGGGTTGGGGTTCACAGGGAACATCAAGTTCTACTAGAGGTTTAGCAGCAGGTGGTGGATATCCAGCAGGAACTAATGTAATTGATAGTATTTTATTTTCAACAACTGGTGTAAAATATGATTTTGGTGATTTAGCAGGGCATGGAGCAACAAATAATTATAGAGGGCGTGGGTCAACTGGATGCAATTCTTCAACTCGTTCTATTTTCTTTGGTGGTTATAATCCAGCACGTACTTCAGTTATTGAATCAAAACTAACCGCAAGTGATGGAAATACTGTTTATTTTGGAGATTTAATAGCAAAGTTAAGAATTGCATCCGGAGGAAGTAATTCAACTAGAGGTTTTATTGGTGGTGGAGAAAATGATAGTGCTATCAATACTATACAATACATTACTATTTCAACTTTTGGTAGTGCTACTTATTTTGGTGATTTATCTCAAAGTAGACGTGGAGTTTCGGCAATATCCACTCAAACAAGAGGAGTTTTTGCAGGAGGAGAAACATATACAAACGCTATCGAATATATTACAATTGTATCAACAGGAAATTCGGTTGATTTTGGAGACTTATCGCAATCAAAACAACAAATTAATTCAGTATCAGACTCTCACGGTGGTCTAGGAGGTTTCTAATGACCAATAAATACTTAAAAGCACTATAATATGCCTAGCATCAGAATTGGTTTATCAACTGATTTTAATTTAACAAATGAACTGGTCGGTATCAACACCACAGTTCCATCGGTTCGTTTGGATGTTCGTGGACAAATTCTTTCAGAAAACACTGCTGGTGGTAGTGGAGTCTCAACACTCACCACCTATGATGGTTTTCTAGATGCACAACAAAGAGTCACAAGTAATATCTCAATTGCACAAACCACAAAGGGTAATTTAAACTCTCTGTCTGGTGAAATTATTCTTGATAGTGAAATCACAGTCACTGATGGAACTCCACTCACAGGTGGACGATTAGATAGTTTGACTGTGACTGGTGCTTTTGATTTACCTCACGGCGGAACAGCATCAAGAGAAACAACACCAGAAAAAGGAAGCACAAGATTCAATTCAGATTTAGGACAACTAGAGTTTTATACTGGAACTGAATGGAGAACTACTTTGTCTTATGATGGAAGTGGTAGAGGAAGAGGTGTTTTTGGTGGTGGTGCAAATCCAGCATCACAATCAGTAATTGACTTTATCAATATTTCATCAACCGGTAATGCTTTAAATTTTGGAACATTGAGTGTTATCAGAAGTCAATTACAATCTTGCTCTTCATCAACTCGCGGTTTATTTGCTGGTGGATATGTTCCTGGAACTTTTTATAATGTAGTTGATTATGTAACAATTGCATCAGAAGGCAATGCGATTGACTTTGGAGATTTAAATATTGCTGCTAGAAGAAAAACTGGGGGTGGATGTTCTTCATCAACTAGAGGTTTATTTGGAGGAGGATACACTGGAACACCAACCGCCACATCTTTTAATACTATTGATTATGTGCAAATAGCAACTCTAGGAAATGCACAAGATTTTGGAGATTTAAGTATTACTAGAAGTTTTATTGCTGCTTGTTCATCTTCAACTCGTGGAGTATTTGCCGGTGGTTTTTCTCAACCATCTCCTGCAAATTTGAGTTGGAATATAATTGAATTTGTTACTATTGCATCAACCGGAAATGCATCAGACTTTGGTGATTTAACTCAAACGAGGCATGGACCTAATGGATGTTCTTCTAATACTCGTGGAGTATTTGGTGGTGGTGTTAATCCTGCTAATGTGAATACAATGGACTATATTACTATAAGTTCAGTAGGAAATGCAACTGACTTTGGAAATTTAACTCAAGCAAAAACATATACTGGTGCTTGTTCTTCCAATATTCGTGGTATTTTTGGTGGCGGAGAAACGCCAACGATTACAAATACCATAGAATATATTACCATTGCATCTACATCAAACGCACAAGACTTTGGAGATTTAACTGTAGGTCGAGTTTCACTCGATGCTTGTTCAGACTCTCACGGTGGTTTAGGAGGTTTCTAATATGGCGAACTTACGAGCAGATACTATCAGTGGAGTTGGTTCAGGCGGAGTAACCTTTGAAGGCGTCACTAAAATCAATACACAAAACTACTTCTATCTAGCAACAGGAACGACAGAACAAAGAAGTAGAGGTCGTGGATTGTTTGGAGGTGGTTATGTTCCTGGTGGTTCTACAAATGCAATTGATTTTATCAATATTCAATCTTTAGGAATAGCACAAGACTTTGGTGACTTATCCAATAATATGGGTGCAGCAGATGGTAAAGCGCCGTGTGCTGTTGCTTCATCATCCAGAGCACTATTTGCATCAGGATATTCTTCACCAGCACCAATTAATACTATAGAGTATATAACAATCGCAACAACATCAAACTCAACTGACTTTGGAGATTTGTCTCAAGCAAGAAGAGACTTGAGTGCATGTGCAAGTTCAACAATAGCACTATTTGGTGGTGGAACAACGACTGGAAGCACCAATTCTACAAACACAATAGATTATGTAACAATCGCATCAACAGGTAATGCAGTTGACTATGGTGATTTAACTCAAGCAAGGAGAGGTGCTTCTTCTTGCTCATCACCAACTCGTGGTATATGGGGAGGTGGATATGTATCTAATAGTCCTGCAACATTTTCAAACAGAATTGACTATATTACTATTGCATCAACAGGAAATGCTACAACTTTTGGTGAATTAACTGTTACTCGTAGTAGTTCTACTTCTTGTTCTTCATCAACTCGTGGTGTTTTTGCTGGAGGTCAAACCCCATCATTCACAAATGCAATTGATTATATTACAATCGCTTCTACAGGAAATGCAATTACTTTTGGTAATTTAACTTCCACTCGTGCATATATAGGTTCTTGCTCTAACTCAATTCGTGGAGTATTTGGTGGTGGAGGTAATCCATCTATAGTTAATACTATGGAGTTTATTGCGATTACATCCACAGGAAACGCAGCAGACTTTGGTGATTTAACTGTTGGTAGACTTTTTTATAATAGTGGTTGCTCCGACAGTCACGGTGGTATCGGATAAATATGGATAGAGGTATAAAACTATGAGTTTACCACCAGTAGAAGTTCCCGCAGGTGCAATGAGATTTAACTCCGACTCACAGAAGTTGGAGTATTATGATGGAGCGCAGTGGTTACAGGTCAGCACATTCTCTAACAACCTGAATGGTGGTGCTCGTGGTGTTTTTGGTGGGGGATTAACTCCATCAGCGACAAATACAATAGAATATATTACAATATCTTCTACAGGTAATACTACAGATTTTGGTGATTTAACGGCAGCATTTTGGGGAACAACAGGTTGCTCATCATCAACTCGTGGATTATTTGGCGCAGGTGTAAATCCTGCTTTCACAAATATAATAGATTTTATTACAATTTCATCTACAGGAAATTCCCAAGACTTTGGTGATGTTATAACTACAGGAAATGCTAAGGCATCATTATCATCTTCTACAAGAGGAATTTTTGCTGGTGCTAGAAATCCTGGTTTTTCACCAGGTAATTTTAATAATATTGAATATGTAACTATTGCATCACAAGGAGTAAATGCACAGGATTTTGGCGATTTAGTTTCTGGTTTAGAAAGAGGTACAAAGGGTTGCTCTTCATCAACTCGTGGAATATTTTCTGGTTCATATGGTCCTTTTACAAATATAATAGCATATATTACAATATCCACTTTAGGTAATACTCAAGATTTTGGCGATTTAACCATTACAAGAGGTGGAATAATGTCTTGCTCCAATGCAACGAGAGGGGTATTTGGTGGTGGATATAGTCCAACTTTAACAAATAATATAGATTATGTAACAATCACAACATTAGGTAATGCAATAAAATTTGGAGAGTTAACACAATCTAGACAAATGTATATTGGTGATGGAAATTGTGCATCAGCAACTCGTGGTATTTTTGCTGGAGGTTATGTAGCACCAACCGGAGTAAATACTATTGATTATGTAACAATTTTAACTCAAGGAAATGCGGTAGATTTTGGAGACTTAAGTGGAAATAGATTTGGAATGGGTTCATTTTCCAACGCTCACGGAGGTCTATAATGGGAATATTACGCACGAACAAAATCTCTGGACTTGGAACTGACGGCACTGTCTTTCAGGGAGTCACAAGGTTTGATACACAAGGATACTTTGTTGCACCATCAGGAACGACAGACCAACGCAACGCTGGTATTACAACAACAGAGGGAACCATCAGATTCAACACAGACTCACAGAAGTTAGAGTTTTATGCTCAAAGTCAGTGGTGGGAAATGGTGATTGATACTCCTGCACTTGCTGTGAGTTCTAATAGTGAGGCAGGTGCTCGTGGCGTTTTTGGTGGTGGTTATCAAGCACCTACTGCAGCAAATAATACAATTGATTATATAACCATATCATCAACAGGAGATGCACAAGACTTTGGAGATTTAACTGTTAGAAGATATTATGTATCCTCTTGCTCATCAAGCACTCGTGGTGTATGGGGTGGAGGTCAATTAGCACCGCAGTCAAATACAATTGATTATGTAACTATTTCTTCAACAGGAAATGCAGCAGACTTTGGAGATTTAACTCAAGCAAGAGTTGGTCCTGCCGGTTGTTCATCATCAACTCGTGGTCTTTTTGGTGGAGGTCTTAATCCAACAAGACTTAATACAATTGATTATATTACTATCGCATCAATAGGAAATGCAGTTGATTTTGGAGATTTAACATTTACTGGTGCTTACTCTGGTTCACTTTCTTCATCTACTCGTGGATTATTTGCAGGTTCTGCAACTCCTACCAGAATAAACACAATAAATTATGTAACTATTGCATCTACCGGTAATGCAATTGATTTTGGCGATTTAACCATAATAAATGCATATCTTTGTGGGATTTCAAACTCAACAAGAGGTCTTTTTGCAGGTGGCGAAAATCCGTCACTTATTAATGTGATATCTTTTGTTACTATTGCGACAATAGGAGACGCGCAAGACTTTGGAGATTTAATTAATCCTACAGGTCAAATTGCAGGATGTTCATCATCAACTCGTGGTATTTTCGGTGCTGGTGCTGTTGGACCAACAGAGTCAAATGTAATTCAATATGTAACAATATTAACAACAGGCAATGCAATAGATTTTGGAGATTTAACTGTTCGTAGAAATGGTCCTGCTGCCTGCTCCAACTCTCACGGAGGTTTATAAGAAATGACTATTTTACGCGCAAATACAATCTCTGGTATTGGAAGTGATGGTCCGGTCTTTGATGGAAGTTTAGAGTTTAATAGTCAGAACTATGTGATTCTACCAAAAGGAACCACAGATAATAGAGTTGGTCTTGGTTCAACCGCAGGAGCATTGAGATATAATACTGATAGTAATAAGGTAGAACTTTGGGATGGAAACCAGTGGGTAGAAGTTCAGTCAAGTCGTCCAGACCTGAATGGTGGTGCTCGTGGTGTCTGGGGTGGAGGTAGAGAGGGTGCAACACTACAAAATGTAATAGATTACATCACAATATCTTCTACAGGAAATGCTGCAGACTTTGGCGATTTAACACAAGCAAGAAGAAGAGTTTCTGCCTGTTCTTCCTCCACAAGAGGTGTATGGGGCGGTGGGTATGATCCAGATAGAAGTACTATTGATTTTGTAACTATTTCATCAACGGGAAATGCAACATCTTTTGGTAGTTTAACAACTGCAAGAAGAACTCCAGGTTCTTTATCAAACTCAACTAGAGGTATATGGGCAGGTGGAAGTACTGGTCCAGCAATTCAAAATATTATTGATTATATTACTATTGCAGCAACAGGAAATGCTGTTGACTTTGGAGACTTAACGGTTTCTCGTGATGGTCCTCAAGGCTGCTCATCACCAATTCGTGGTATTTTTGGCGGAGGATATTTATCACCAACAGGAAATAATAGTAATGTTATTGATTACATAACTATTTCTACATTAGGAAATGCGACTGACTTTGGAGATTTAACAGTTACAGTAAGAAACTGTACTGCCTGTTCTAATCCAATAAGAGGGTTATTTGGAGGTGGATACACCCCTACAGGAATAAACACAATACAATATATAACTATTGCATCATTGGGAAATGCAGTAAGATTTGGGGATTTGACCAGAACTGGTGGACCAATGCAAGCAGTTTCGAGTTCTATTCGTGGTTTATGGGGAGGTGGTTATGTTGCACCATCACCAGGAAACACAAATATTATTGACTATGTGACAATACAGGCACAAGGAAATGCAGTTGATTTTGGAGATTTAATTGTTTCAAGAGCAGCAGCGGGTGCCTGCTCCAACGGTCACGGAGGATTGTAAAAACCGACCAAGCATCCTATAATAAATAATACAGTTATAATAAAATTGAACTGATATGACGGATAAAAGTTCTGCTATTACTTCAGTAGACATTACACCAGGCGCAGAGATTTCAGTCACGACGCTAAAGAAAGACCTAGCACAACTTGCAAATGGTCCTCTGCCGCAGGAATACAAAGGAATGCTCACTCACATTGAGGAGACGCTTCCTGCGACTCAAGCAGCGTGTGATAATTTCTACAAGTCACACTCACAGATGATGACTGTGACGCTTGATATTACTGATCTCACACCGATTCGTAGCATCAAGCATACACTTGCAGCGATTGAAAGAACGAAGAGTGCTCTTGCAGAAGCACAAATCAATCGTCGCAAGAACGAAATTAAAATCAAGAAGAAGCAAAGAGAGATTGATGCTTGTGAGGATGATCTCGATCGTGAGGAACTAGAGATTGAAATGATTGAGTTGATGAACAACAATATGAACATCGAAAACTCAATGAAGGGTGCGATTCGTAAGATGTCGTTTCTGATGACTCAATATCGTTCTGTTCTGGACCACATCGGTAAGGACCATATTACCGAAGAAGACTATGAGCGTGAAGAGAAGCGTTATCACGTGATGACTGCTCTGAAGCAAGCATTGAACTCTGCACGTCCTCGTGGTGGTGTGATTGACGAAGGCAACTCTATCTATCTGTTTGATATTGGAGTCAATGTTGCTCACGCACAAGCAGAAATCTTCAACTATCTGAAGATTGAAAACGAACTGATTGCAAATGGTCAAGCACCATCGCACGAAATGACGATGGAATGGTTAGAGAAGTGTGCTGATAAGTTCCAAGACTGTGCAGAACGCTTTGCAGAAAGTCGTGGATTTAAAGTTCTGGATGAGAAATCCCTTGCTCACCCAGAACAACCACCACTACTCCCATCGACAGTTGACCAAGAGTTTGCTAAACTGAAAGCAGTAGAAGAGAACTGATTATGAATTTGCATTTGGTGATTGGAACTCCTATGTATGGTGGTATGTGTACGAGTGAATATACACAATCGATTATTCATCTTTCAGAAGCAGCAAATAAGTCTGGTGTTAAGTTCACCACCATCTTTCTAGGCAATGAATCTCTGATTCAGCGTGGAAGAAATACGATTGCTCATCATTTTCTTTCACTTCCTGATGCGACTCATCTGATGTTCATTGATGCAGACATTAAGTTCCGCGTCGAAGATGTAGTTCAGATGATTAAGGCAGACAAAGGTTTAATCATCGGACCAGTTCCTCTCAAAGGATATAATTGGGAAGAGATTCGCCAGAGAGCATTGAGAGGTGAACAAAACATTAACGATACTGGTGGAATATTTAATATCAATCATCTTCCTGGTATTGAAATGGAAGATGAAAATACTCCATTTGAAATTGAGCACGGTGGTGGTGCTTTTATGTTGATTCGCCGTGATGTCTTTGAGGAACTTTCTCCTCATACATCAACTTATACAAATGGTGGCGCATCACTTCCCGATGGTGCAGAGATTAAAGATTTCTTCCGTGTAGAAGTTGATAAAGAAAAACAGCATCTTCTTTCGGAAGACTATTTCTTCTGTCATTCTTATCGTCAGATTGGTGGTAAGGTTTGGATTGCTCCGTGGGTTCGCGCAGGTCACTTTGGAAGTCATCTATTCAATGGGCATTATGCTCGTTCTTATAAATAACTAAAAAACATAGGGATAATGACTGCACAACATCCTATTATTAAGTATCGTTTAACCAGAGACGGAAGAGTTCCAGAGTTTCTTTGTAAGGAAGAAGGTGCTTTTGCCGGTGTTTACGGTGTGAATACCAACAAACCTGGTTATATGCCGAAGTGGTTATCTCCACAAGAAACTCAATTTCTTGGAATGGGTTGTGGACCAATTGACCCAGATGGATGTCCTTCTTGTGTAGAAGTCATTGAGACCAAAGAAGAACTGGAAACTTATATCACTGGAATCTCAGCAACCTGGACCACAAGAACCACTGGAGTTACAGGAGTCAGCACAGAGACCACTACAGGGACTCTGGAGGCGTGGAATGCTGGTGAGGACTATACTGGTCCTGGACTGACCACAACCACCACTGATAAGGTTGTAACCCCTGCTCCTGCTGGTAATGTCGTTGGTGTTACGACTTCTTATACAGACTCCGTAACAACAAGTGATACTGATGGTGTTGTTACAAAGACTGTTGTAAAAACCTTTACCGAAACAACGGAAGTTGAGAATCCATTTGACCCTGCTGCAGCAACTGACGAACTCTGGGCAAAATACGAAGCAGTAAACGAACTCTGATTACTTTATGAAAACTTATTATTTTGACTGTGGACTTCCACGTTCGGGGTCCACACTTTTGACTGCATTGTTGAATCAAAATCCTCAAATACACGCAGGCACATTGTCTCCTGTATTTGAGGTAATGTATTATACTAACGACAGACTACAAGGAGAACAGGCACAAGCATTTCCAAAACCACAAATCTTTAAGCGTATGGTAGGAAATGTGATTGATACTTATTATGATGATGTGAAAGAACCAGTCGTCATTGATAAGTGTCGTGCTTGGAGTGCTCATATTGATTTAATTAAACAATATATCACACCAGACCCTAAAATTATTTGCACCGTAAGGCATCCACTGGATATTCTTGTGTCGTTTATTGACCTGATTAATAACAGTCGCTCGGTGTCTTTTATTGATAAGGCACTACTACAGCAAGGAATGTTTATCACCAATGATACTCGGTGTAACTTGATGATGAATCCTGGTGGTATTGTATGGGAATCAATGAATGCACTGGCGACTGCATTTCGTCAGAATCAAACACAACACATTCACTTCATTCAGTATGATGAGTTGGTAAGTGACCCTAAAAGAGTAATGCAAGGTATTCATTCTTTCTTAAGACTGAAACCATATGAATATGACTTTGAGAATATCGAAGCAAAGTATCGTGAGAAAGACACGGAGGTTTATGGTCTTCCAACGATGCACGAAGTTCGTAAGAAAGTCGAAAAGACTTCAAGGCATTATAGTGAGGTATTAAGTGAGGAGGTCATAAATAAATATAAGAATATGGACTTCTGGAACAGATAATAGATGTCTGAAGCAAGGATTAACCGCATATCAAATGAATTGGGAACGGGTGGTCCTATTGTTTCGGGAATCACAACTTTTTCGAATGTAAATTATTTCGTACCACCAAGAGGAACCACAGCGGAGAGACCATCCAATTGCCCACCAGGTTCTATTCGCTTTAACACTGATGGTGCTCATCTGGAATACTTTGATGGGTTGCAGTGGTTGGAGATGGAAGCGTTTAATAATGAGTTAGGAGTGAATGGTGCTTTAGGTAATCGTGGTTTGTTTGGTGGTGGTTATACTCCAACTCGAACCAATACTATTGATTATATTACCATATCAACATTAGGAAATGCATTAGATTTTGGAGATTTAACTGATGTTAGATCAGGTCTTGCTGCCTGCTCTTCTTCAACTCGTGGTTTATTTGCTGGAGGACATTCTTCAAGTGTTTTGACTGATACAATTTATTTCTTAACATTTTCATCCACAGGAAATACTAGTAGTTTTGGAACATTAACAGCAGGAACTAATAGATTTTTTCAAGGATGCTCCAACGCAACTCGTGGATTATTTGGTGGAGGTCAAGGTCCAGGATATTCTTATAGAAATAATATAGAGTATGTAACAATAGCATCCGCAGGAAACTCTGTTGATTTTGGAGATTTGATGAACGCTGCAAATCTTGCTGCTTCACTTGCTTCTTCTACAAGAGGCATATGGACCGGTGGTTACAATAATCCAAGTGCAAATTTAATTAATTATGTTACAATTTCAACAACCGGAAATGCAGTATATTTTGGAGATTTAAGTGCTTTAAGATATTCAGTTTCTGGTTGCTCAAATGCAACTCGTGGGTTATTTGGTGGTGGAGTTTATCCAAGTCCTGTTGGAACTTTAAATATAATTGATTATATAACAATTGCCTCAACAGGAAATGCACAGGATTTTGGTGATTTAACAGTTAGAAGAAACAGCAATGCATCTTGTTCATCTCCAACTCGTGGAGTATGGGCAGGTGGTTATAATCCAGCAACGCCAACCAATGCAGATAATACAATTGATTATGTAACTATTGCATCAACAGGAAATGCAATTGATTTTGGTGATCTACCTACATTTTCTGTTCGTGGTTATTTTGCAGGTCTCTCCAACGGTCACGGAGGTCTATAATGTCTGAATTTAAGTCATCAAGTTTTAGAAACGAAGACAACAGTGGTGCTCCTGATATTGTTGGAGTGTCTTCATTCACTTCACCATTTTACTTTGTTCCACCATCAGGCACCACAGCACAGAGACCTTCTGGTGATGGACTTGCACCAGGAATGTTGAGGTTTAATACTGATATTGGAAGACTGGAAGTATGGAGAGGAGACCATTGGGCAACGATACTTGGTGAGTCTCCAGACTTAAATGGTGGTGCTCGTGGTTTGTTTGGTGGGGGATATGAAAGTAGTCCAGTCAATACCATAGAATACAATACTATTTCAACTTTAGGAAACTCTATAGATTTTGGAGACTTAACTACTTCTAGATTTAGGTCTGGATATTTCAGTTCATCAACAAGAGCAGTATTTGGAGGAGGTCAAAATCCATCAGTACTTTCTAGTATTGAATATGTAACTATTTCATCAACAGGAAACGGAATCTCATTTGGAAATTTATCTACAGGAACAACTTATTTTTCTGGTTTATCAAATTCTACTCGTGGAGTTTTTACTGGCGGGATAGTACCAACAGCACAGAATGTTATTTCTTATGTAACAATTGCATCAACAGGCAATACTCAAGATTTTGGTGATTTATTAGACACAAGATATTATCATACAAGTTGCGCTTCTTCAACTAGAGGTATTATTGCTGGCGGTGTCGGTTCTCCAGGATTAACGAATTCAATTGAATATATTACAATTTCCACAACAGGAAATTCTTTAGACTTTGGTGATTTGACTGTTAGTGTCAGGGAGAGGTCATCTGGCAGTTCTAATTCTACTCGTGGTGTATTTGGTGGTGGTAGAACTCCAACACTACTAAATTCAATAGAATTTGTAACTATTGCATCAATAGGAAATTCTCAAGATTTTGGAGATTTGTCAAATTTAACCAACGCACCAGCATCTTGTGCATCTCCTACTAGAGGATTATTTGCAGGAGGTTTTGCTCCAGGAGTAGTAAATACTATTGAATATATTACTATATTAACAACAGGAAATGCACAAGACTTTGGAGACCTTTTAGCAGGGAGAAGTCAGATTATGGCGTGCTCCAACGGTCACGGAGGTTTATAAGAAATGACTAGACTTAATATCAGAAGACTTACCAACGAAAACGAAGACGGAGCACCAAGAGTTTCTGGTATTTCTACGTTTTCTTCCACTGCATTTCTTGTGCCCCCAAGAGGAAGCACAGCACAAAGACCATCAGACAATCTTCGTGGTGGTATGATGCGTTTTAATACTGATAGTGGTCATTTGGAGTATTATGATGGGAGTCAATGGACTGATGTTCTTGTACAAGAAACCATAACAATTGGTGCTCGTGGCGTTTATGGTGGTGGAAATCCTAATGTTAATGTAATAGATTATATTGCCATTGCAACAACTGGAAATGCAACAGACTTTGGCGATTTAACCGTTGCCAGAGGTGGTGGAATGGGTGGTTGCGGGTCTCAAACTAGAGGTTTATTTGGTGGAGGTTCTCCCGCTCCAACATTTAGGAATGTAATTGATTACATCACTATAGCAGCAACTGGAAACGCAATAGACTTTGGAGATTTGACACTCGCTAGACAAGAGACTGATAGTTGTTCAGATGCAACTCGTGGTGTGTGGGGTGGAGGAGAAGGACCAGGTGTAAATACAAACATAATAGACTATGTAACTATTACATCAACAGGAAATGCACAAGACTTTGGTGATTTATGGAGTGGTAAGTATGGTTCAAATTCTTTAGCAGGAAAAACTAGAGGACTCTTCTATGGTGGAGGTGTTGGAGCAGATAATACAATTAATTATATTACAATTCAATCTACAGGTAATTCTATTGATTTTGGAGATTTAACTGTTGGTAGGCGTAGTGGTGGAGGAGGATGCTCATCATCAATTCGCGGACTGATGGGTGGAGGTTTTCCGAATACTAATGTAATTGATTACATTACAATTTCATCAACTGGAAATGCAAATGATTTTGGAGATTTAAGTAGTGCTTCTTACGGAAATAGAGGAATGTCTTCACCAACTCGTGGTGTTTGGGCAGGACTAAACAGCACTAATACAATTGAATTTGTTTCAATTTCAACTTTGGGAAATACGCAAGACTTTGGAGATTTGACTGTTGCTCGTGGATACGCTGCAGCAACTTCCAACGCTCACGGAGGACTATAAATATCACTATGGAGAAACTCATATAAATGGCAGCAGCACCAGGAGCATTACGATTTAATAGCGACTCACAAAAACTGGAACTCTTTGATGGGAATCAGTGGGTAGAGATTGTTGCGACTTCTCCTGACTCACAGACTGGTGGTGCTCGCGGTGTAATTGGTGGTGGATGGACTGGTGCAATAAGTAATGTTATTGATTATATCACAATATCTACCACAGGAAATGCAATTGACTTTGGAGATTTAGTTACTGCAAGATATGCTACTGCTGCTTGTTCTTCTTCAACTCGCGGTTTATTCACAGGAGGAAGAACAGACCCTGCAGTAGCAAGATATAATAACATTGAATTTATAACAATATCATCAACAGGAAACACACAAGATTTTGGAGATTTAAATAATTTAAATGTTTCTCCTGGCGGATGTTCAAATTCTACTCGTGGAATATTTGCCGGTGGATATAATCCAACGTTTTTAAATGTAATTGATTATGTAACTATTGCAGCAACAGGAAACGCAGTAGATTTTGGAGATTTAACTGAAGCAAAATTTGCTGCTGGTGGTTGTTCTTCAAATACTCGTGGTATTTTTGGTGGAGGAAGTTTAACACCAGGCGGAACTCATACTAATGTAATAGAGTTTTTTACTATATCAACACTTGGAAACACTGCAGACTTTGGAGATTTAACTCAAACAAGGAGAGTAAACAATTCTTCTTGTTCTAATGCATTAAGAGGTTTATTTGCTGGAGGTCTAACTCCTTCACATGTAAATACTATAGATTTTATTACGATTGCAACTCTAGGAAATGCACAAGACTTTGGAGATTTATTAACAGCGACTGCTTCAAGCTCTGGATGTTCTTCAAGCACTCGTGGTGTCTTTAGTGGAGGAACTTCTCCATCATACACAAATACAATCGCATATGTGACTATATTAACAATAGGAAACGCGGTTGATTTTGGCGATTTAACGGTTGCAAGAGAATCGCCAAGTGCTTGCTCCAACGGTCACGGAGGTCTATAAGAAATGTCTGACTTTAAAATCGACCAAATTAGCAATCAGGCAGGAACCGCAGGACCAGACATTGCAGGCATTACAACATTCAGTAGCACATCAGGAATGTTGATGCCTAGTGGAGCAACAGAGTATCGTGGTGGAAGAGGAAGAGGTGTTTTTGGTGCTCGTTATTCAACACCAACATCTAGAAATAATATTGAATTTATTACAATCTCAAGCACAGGAAACGCAACGGATTTTGGAGATTCTTCTGTCAATAGGTATCAATCGGGTGCTTGTGCATCATCTACTCGCGGTGTATTTGCTGGAGGATATGCTCCAGGAGCATCGAATATAATTGACTTTATAACAATTTCATCTACAGGAAATACATTTGATTTTGGTGATTTAACACTATCAAGATATGGATTAGCAGGATTATCAAACAATACTCGTGGCATTTTTGCTGGTGGAATTGGTGCTGGACCATTAGCAGTTTCAAATATAGACTTTATTACAATATCAACATTAGGTAATGCATCAAATTTTGGGTCCTTATATTTAAGACAAAGACTTTCTCAAGGATGTGCATCTCCTACTAGAGGAATTATTTCCAGTGGATATGATGCTCCATCTGCAACTAATGTAATACAATACATAACTATTTCCACTCTCGGAGATTCGATTGATTTTGGAGATGCGACTCAACCAAGATATGGTTCTGGTACAGCATCAAATTCAATAAGAGGAGTATTTGGAGGAGGTTTTAATCCATCACCTTTAGCGGCAGGTGTTAATACTATTGATTATGTTACAATTGCTTCAACTGGGGATGCAATTGATTTTGGAGACTTGACACAATTGAGATATACTGCTGGAGGATGTGCATCATCTACTCGTGGTGTGTTTGGTGGAGGTTTTAATCCATCACCATTAAGTGCTTATGTAAATACAATTGATTATGTGACTATTATGAGTACAGGAAACGCAATTGATTTTGGAGATTTAATTCAGCAAGGGGGCGATATCGCAGGTTGCTCTGACGCTCACGGAGGTTTAGGAGACTAATATGCCTATCAACGAAAACGCACCACTAGTTGTATTACCAGGAGCAATCAGATTCAACACGGACTCGATGAAGTTAGAGTATTATCGTGGTGGTCCTGTAGGATTTGGAACCACTACAACGACTGGTGAATGGGTCAATCTTACAACAGACTCACCAGACATTCAGACTGGTGGAACTCGTGGTTTGTTCGCAGGAGGTTATACTCCTTCTGCGACTAATGTAATTGAATATATAACAATTTCAACAACAGGGAATGCAATTGATTTTGGAGATTTAAGTCAAACACGTACCATTCCAGCAGCATCGGCATCATCTACAAGAGGACTTTTTAGTGGTGGTCAAATACAACCATCTTTTGTAAATCAAAATACAATAGATTATATTACAATATCATCAACAGGAAATGCACAAGACTTTGGAGATTTAACGAGAACTACTAATTCTAGTGCATCTTGTTCGTCATCTACTAGAAGTTTAAATGCTGGTGGAGGTTCAAATACAATTGATTATATCACAATATCATCAACAGGAAATGCACAAGACTTTGGAGATTTAACTAGAAGTGTATTTAGATTTTCTGCTTGTGCATCATCAACTCGTGGTATTTTTGGTGGAGGAAATTCAGCACCAGTTTCAGCAACTAATGTTATTGATTTTGTAACTATATCTACATTAGGAAATGCTGCAGATTTTGGAGATTTATTAACTACTAGACAAACACCCGGAGCATGTTCTAATGCAACTCGTGGGTTATTTGGTGGAGGGTATAATCCATCAAATCTAAATGTAATAGAGTACATTACGATTGCTGCTCTAGGAAATGCATTAGATTTTGGAGATTTAACAGTTGCTCGTGCTTATAATGCAGGAACATCTTCTTCTACTCGCGGGGTTTTTGGTGGAGGAAATTCTAATGTAATTGATTATGTAACAATAATGTCTATTGGAAATGCAATTGATTTTGGTGATTTAACTTTTGCTCAATATGATACTTCAAATGCCTGCTCCAACGGTCATGGTGGTCTTGGATAAATAACTAAAAAGTATAAAGATGTCTGTTATTAAGGTCAATAATATTACAAGTCGAGATGGGACAACAGGACCAGTGATTGCAGGTATCGCTACTGTGTCCACAACGTCTCATTTTGTTGTTCCGACTGGAAATACAGGACAGAAAGTTGCATTAGCACCAGATCCATATATTAACAACTTGGTTCTTGCACTACCGTTTAATAGTGAGAGTGTTTTTGATGATGTTTCTTCAAGAAATCAAGGAACATTTTCTGGAAGAGGTTCTGTAGGTTTTGCAACGACAACAGCAAGTCTTCCATTTGGTGTGAGTGGAGTTACAACAACATCAGTAGGTATTGTAACATTCTCCAAGTATTATGGAACTTCTGTTGGTTTTAATACTACTATTTCAGCCACTCAAGCACTTCAAAATATTAATACATCAGACTATCAGTTTGGTGGGCAAGACTTTACAGTAGAGTGTTGGATCTATCTAAGATCATTCTTTGATAGTGGTGATGGAGATTATCCTGTTGTCGTAAAATGTTCAACTAATTCTAGTTGGTTGACAGGATGGTCTTTTGGTTTAAGAAATACTAGTAAATTTAATTGGTATGCAAATGGGACCGGTGTTGATGGGCAATCTTATACCTATGATAATGCTAGTGTGTCAACATACTCCACAAATACTTGGTATCACATTGCTGTTGTAAGAAAAAATCTTACACGTTCTTTATATGTTAATGGCGTATTGGATGGATCTAATACTGATCTTTTGAATTATCAACCAACATCAATCATATCTATTGGTAATGATATAGAACAACCAGCTGGTTTTTCCGGTTACTTACAAGACCTTCGTATCTACAAAGGTGTAGCAAAGTACACATCAAACTTCACACCTCCTACACAGATTGCATTATAAGTTATGCCAGTACCATCAGGAGCACTACGATTTAATTCAGATTCTGGAAAACTAGAATACTACAACGGGGAAGCGTGGTGGCAGATTGATAGTTTCACACCAGACTCTGCGACTGGTGGTGCTCGTGGTGTTTTTGGTGGTGGATATGTTCCTTCTCCTGGTAGCGGAAATCAAAATGTAATTGATTATGTAACTATTTCAACAACTGGTAATGCAATTGACTTTGGAGATCTTACTGTTGCTAGAAGAGGTGGTAGAGGTTCTTTAGCATCTGCAATAAGAGGCGTGTGGTTTGGTGGATTTACATCTGGTGATGTTAATATCATTGACTATGTTACAATCTCATCGACAGGAAATGCGTTAGATTTTGGTGATGGAACATCAAGTAGAAGAGATGCTGGTGGACTATCTAATAGCACAAGAGGTTTATTTGGTGGTGGTGTTTCGGGTCCTTCAACAGTCAATATTATAGAATATATAACAATAGCATCAACTGGAGATTCAAGAGATTTTGGAGATTTAATTTCGTCCGTTAGAAGTCTTGGTTCTTGCTCATCAACAACAAGAGGTGTGTGGGGAGGAGAATATTTTTCTCCTGCAGGAACAAATACGAATGTAATTCAATTTATTACAATTGCATCATTGGGAAATACATCAGACTTTGGCGATTTAACACAAGCAAGAAGTGCTACAAATGCTTGCTCAAATGCAACAAGAGGTTTATTTGGTGGAGGTTCAACTCCAGGACTAGTAAATACAATTGATTACATTTCAATAGCATCTCTTGGAAATGCACTAGATTTTGGAGATTTAACACAAGCAGCAACTCAAGCAGCAGCAGCATCCTCATCAACTCGTGGAGTTTGGGCAGGAGGTGCTGTGCCTAGTATCTCAAATGTTACTGCATATGTGACTATATTAACAACAGGAAATGCAATAGACTTTGGAGACTTAACAGTTGCGAGAGATAATGGAATTGGTGGTCTATCCAACGGTCACGGAGGTCTCTAACAAATAGAATTACTGCAATCTCTACGGGCAGGAGAGGAGAAATCCTCTCCGTTGTTTTATATTACCAACACCAGACGACTGCTGACCAGCGCCTCCCGACAGTTACTTCATCAACGCGGTGAGGATAAAGAAACAGACTAGGCCACGCTATGATTGAACCAGCAGCTGGTTTCACTTTATAATCGTCCCAAAAGACCAGTTCTCCACCTTCATAATTATCATTCAAGCAGATAATCATACTTAAAACTGGTATGCCTTGCTCTGGTGGAGAAAATAAACTCCGGATATGGTCCATGTGGCAGCGCATAATCATACCAGGTTCATAACGATTAAAACGAACCTTACTAAACTTGTTCATAATCTGACTAGTTCTATCTCCACCACCTTCAAATAGAACTTTTTGATTATAAATTCCACCCATTTGGATAATGAATGGCGTCAACAAGTTTTGAAGTTCATCGGTAGTATTCTGAACCTCAAGTTCTTTAGTTTCTTCAGAACCAAAAGTTCCTTGAATAGAGTTATACCAAGTGTGTTTGCCCCACTCTCTCTTTTCAATATCATCAATGATATAATCACAGAGATTCTGTGGAATCAATTGTTCCACCAAAATTAAATCTTTAAGAGTTGAATCTGGATTGTTTAAAGTCATCTATAAATCTCCTATTAAATGCAACGGTCTAGTGGTAAATAGGTCAAAGAATTTACGTCGCCAAGACTACCCTTTGCCCAAGTATTAAAGGACAAACTAATTCTTTCAGTTTCTGACTGGTTTGCAGGCACACTATGAGTCAAATTACTTGGAAAGATAATCAATTCTCCTGCTTTCATAGGTAGAAGAAATGTAGCACTATTAAAGTTATTGTATTTCTGAACACTCAAAGATACATCTCTTTGTGCTTTACTACGAAACTGGATTGGTGGGAGTTGTTCACTAATCACAGGATACCAAACACCACTGACCAAACTATTTGGATGAACGTGTTCATGATGAGACTCACCTTTACCAGACTTATTAATCCAAGACTGTGTAATTACCAGTTGATTATCAGAACTCATAATTTCAGTCACGAACTTATGAATTTTGGATTCAATAAATGCCTTAATATTACTGAGTTCTGGTTTGTCTAATACAAATGTATCTTCTGATTGTCTGTTATAATGTATTACGTTTCCTGCATCACCACCTTTGTTTTCTCTACGGCAAGGAAGATTGCGAATAAACTCCAACTCTTTTTCATAAGTTAGAGGGTATTGTGCAATCAAGACTGGTGTTGGAAATAATGATAGAAGTTCGTCTTGAGACATGTTAAAAATATTTTTGATTATTATATCAGAGTCTTAAAGATAAATCAAGATACAACTTATCTTCAATGGAGACAAACCTAGTCTAGTTGATTTTTATGAGGTTGTCAAGTAGAATAAATAAAGGAAAAGTAGTCGGTTAATAATGGCATTTACCAAGATTGCTGCCGCTGGTATTGGAAGCACAGGAACTTTCTTATTTGATAACCTGAACGTTACTGGAGTTTCGACATTCGGAAACACAGTTGTTGGTGGTGCCACAACAGAATTAATTGTTAGTGGTGATGCAAGAGTCACTGGCATTCTTACGATCGGAACCAGTTCAATTACACTTGATGGAAGTAACAATCAAGTCAATGTAGGAACTGGTGTTACGATTCATCACAGTAATGGTGTTCAAGTCGGCAGAAATACTTTACATTCTGAAGGTCTTATAGTAAACTCACTGAATGCTTCTGGAGTGATTACTGCGACAAGTTTTTATGGAGACGGAACAAACTTAACTAATACTGGTTCAACATTAAGTGCTGCTTCTGGTTCACAGAGAGTTGTTCTGACTGGGCAGACTTCAGGAACGATGACTGCTTCGGCAACAAGTTCTAGTTTATCTTTTAATGCATCTACTGGAGCATTGAGTGCTACAAGTTTTAGTGGGTCTGGTGCTAACTTAACTGGTATTGCTGCGACTACTAATGTAAGAACTGATAGTCTTGTAGTATCTGGAATTACCACTGCGACTGGTGGTGTTCAAGGTAATGTAATAGGTAATCTGACGGGTAATGTAAATGCAAGTGGAGTTTCTACATTTTCTGGTGGTGTTGTAGTTGCTGCTGGTAGTGCTGGCGCTCCATCTATCAGTCCAACAGGGGACAATAATACAGGTATATTTTTTCCTGCTGCTGATACTATTGGTTTTTCGAACGGTGGAAGTGAAAAATGGCGTATTGGTGGATCTACGTATGAATACACAAATCTAACAAATTATGGAACTAATTTTGATGATTATAAACCTTGTCTTTCTTCATATCGTTCTTCTGGAGGATCTAGTAGTACAGAAACCTTTGATTCTACTATTGGTAACGGTTCTTGGAATAGTAAAACTTTAACATATAATCAAATAATTCAAACTTCACACGGATATGCTCCTGCCGTAACCAATCGTGCTGTTATAGGATCATATGTGTATGCTTCCAATAATGGTTCGGGAGATAATAGTTTTCCAACTGGTGGTAGTGGAACTTCTTATTGGACTCCAAATGGATGTGCTATTTGGGGAAATAGTGGCGGTGCTAGTGGTAATCAAGGAACAGCATCGATACGTGCCGATTTTCAATCATATTATTATTCTGGTTCAGCATTTTATGCTAGAGTTTTAAATGGAGTGACGAGTGGTGTTGGTTATGGATTACATGTAGATCTTGGGGGACATCCATTTGGGGGGAGACAAGTTGGAGTTTATGTTCGCCAAATGGATAATCAGACAATGACCGGCAATGCTGGATATGTATATAAGAGACATAATACAAGCAACACCTTCTGGGTTATGCAAGTTGAAAATGGTGCAGGAAGTACAATTGGTGGAATTACTTGCACCAATACAAATACTGCCTTTCCAACAAGTTCTGATTATAGATTAAAAGAAAATGTTGTTCCTCTCACTGGAGCAATTGACAAAGTTAAACAAATACCTGTTCATAGATTTAACTTTATTGCATCGCCAGAAATTACTCAAGATGGATTTTTAGCACACGAACTTCAACCTATTGTTCCAATTGCTGTTGATGGTGATAAGGATGAAGTTGAGACTCTACCAAAAAAAGATGAAGACGGAAACTTTATTTATAATGGTGAAGGTGATGAAAGAACACCAATTTTTAAAACAGTTCCAAAATATCAAACCGTTGATTATTCTAAAGTAGTTCCTCTTCTTACAGCAGCACTTCAAGAAGCACTTACAGAGATAGAAACCTTAAAGGCAAGACTTGATGCTGCAGGTCTCTAAACCCCTTGACAACTCCCCAGATTTCCCTTATAATACTCTTGTCTTTCAGTTCTTTGTATCTTTGAGAATGAAAGATCCTCTTCGGTGGTGTGAAGAGGTGGGTTGGTGGTATCATAAAGGAGGGCATAAAACCCTCCTTTTTTCTTATATAAATTATTAATAAATCTTAAAAATATGAACTTTGCCGTATATTCTAAAGACGATTGCCCCTTTTGCTACAAGATCAAACAAGTTCTTGAGTTGACTGGAAGTAACTTTGTGGTGTATAATCTAGGAGAACACTTCACAAAAGAAGAGTTTTATGCCGAGTTTGGTGAAGAATCAACTTTCCCACAAGTTGTCTGTGATGATCAAAAATTAGGAGGGTGCATTGACACGATACAATTCCTCAAGAAAAGACAAATCATTAAATCCTGACCTAAATAAAAGTGAAGATCATTTCAATCGTGGTGTTGAACTGATACTCAACGGAGGCAAAAGAAAGCAGACTCAACCATTCCATCTTATCTTTGAGAAGATAGTTTGCTTTCTGAATCGGGAAGTCACTATCTACTTGGAGTTTTCCTTCAAGATAAGGAAGAAAAAGTAATTTCCCGGAGAACACAAATGTTAGCAATCAGTTTAGTTTTAGGTTCATTTCTAACAGTATTGTTTCTGATTGTGGGAGTCGTGCTTGGTTGGGTAGCGCGAGAATATATGATGAATCATCAAGAAGGACCAAAACAAATTGCCTATCATCCAGAGTTTTATGATAAGGATGGTGAGTTAATTGACCAAGAAATTGTATCAGTAAGATTTGAACCAGGATATTTCGAAGATGACTTTGAAATGGAAGAGGATGAAGATTAATTCATAAATAACCCTAATAGTATTCAACATTCTGTTACTTATATGACAACGACAACAAAAGCAAAAACTGCTGTTAAAAAAGCAACACCAAAAGCAAAACCAGTAGAAACACCGATTCAGGATCTTCCTGCAAATCCTTTTGTCTTTGAGATTCTGAACATTGTAGTTAAACAACGAAGCAATGCTAAAAAGATTGAAGCACTCAAGAAGTTTGAGCATCCCTGTCTAAAGGCAATCTTCATTTGGAACTTTGATGAATCAATTGTTTCAGCACTTCCTCCCGGCGATGTTCCTTATGCTGCTGTGGATGAGATGGATTCATTCAAAGGAACCTTGAGTGAAAAAATTAATGATGCAGTTGAAAAGATGGGAGAACTTGGAACCAACTCACTAGGTTCTCAAGATCAGGGAAGGTCTTCAATTCGCAAAGAATATGATAAGTTTTATAATTTTGTCAAGGGTGGTAATGATGGATTGAGTTCAATGCGTAGAGAGACGATGTTTATTAATACTCTTCAAGGTCTTCATCCTCTTGAAGCAGAAATTGTTTGCCTTTGCAAAGATAAGAAACTGGACACAAAGTATAAGATCAGTAGAGATATTGTTTCGCAGGCATATCCTGATATTCAGTGGGGAGGTCGTTCTTGAGCAAACTTCGTGATGTGGCAACGAAAAATACAGAAACGACTATGGAAAACTGGACTCCCGCAGAAAAAGAAACCTGTAAGTCACGCTACGGTTGTGACATTATGATTGAGAATGGTTCTTATGCGGAAGTTTGCACAAAAGAAGCACCTAGTGATGCTTATATTGTGCAGTATATGGTGGATGGTAAGATTTGTTTTGATCTGACCAGAGGTGCAAAAATTCGACTGTTTGATATGTATTGGGATAAGTTTCGTGAGAATCTAAAGAGTGTTGAATTTGGATATGGGAGAGTCAATCCAAAACTCTGGGGTTATAAATCACCCGAAAAGAAAAAGCGAAAGTGATTTCCCAGATCGGGTAAAAAAATCTCCGGTAAAAATTCTTACGCGATGATTTTTTAAAATTGTATCACATGTTACAAAATAAGTCTTATAAATTTACTAAGAGTATTTTATAATACTCTTTACGTTCATCGGAGAAATCCGACGCAAGTAGGACGGCGGAACGGCACGTTCATTCGCTATTCGCAAATAGCGAACGCAAACCGCCCGAAGGAACGGGACTAATCATCTCATTCTGGAGGAAATTCTAATGTCACAAGTCGTGTATAGGGGTGTCGCATATGACACCGAAGTTCGTCGCCAAGCACAACAGCAGGCACAACAACAACCCCAACAATACAACGAAACATATCGTGGAGTTAAGTTTGTAAAGGGGAATGTAAAATGAATACTTATTTTGTTCGCTACTTAAAGCAAAAAGTCAGGAGAGAAAATCTTCTCAAAATTGCACAACTGAATATGGCAAAGCAACCACAAGTTGCTTAACAAATCAGAGAGGGACTTGACTCCCTCTCTTTTTTTATGTAGAATGCTTGAAGAGAATACTATCCTATGGACAAAGACCGATTAAAACTGATTGTTCGTAATCTGGAACTTCTTGTTGACTCCTTAAAAGCAGAAATCTATTCGGATACAACTGCTTATAGGTATGATGATATTCGACCTAAAGAACTGGA